AAACTTCGATAAGTTCTATCTGGACAACATGGTTCAGTGGTGGAAACGTAAAGCTTCTAACCGATACAAAAAACTTACAGAAGAAAAATCTGTCAGAACAGAACTAGAAGTTTGGAATGCTAATACTATGAATACCATTGATATTATCAGATGACCCTTACTAAATTTCTTATTGAACAGAAGTTTGAAAAGACCATACGAATTCTTGTATATCCTAACATCACATTCTCTAAAGATCTGACGAAGGATAGTTATATTCAGGTAATCACAAATATGATTACTGAACTGAATAAGATTCGTGGTGATCTATTTTTTTACTTAGTTCTTCCAGAGTTTCTGGAAATGCTAAACTTTCATAATACAAAACAATTCATCCTAAAAGTTCCAACGTATCCTCCTACGATGCGTTCTCATTTTGATGTTGAGTATTTTAGAAAGATTATCAATCACGACTTAGATATTGATCTAGTATTCTCACATCTCCCAGAACATACACATGCTGTTAAAAATGTTATCAGTAATGTAACGCATCATAGTCCATCATACTTTGGATATTGTCATTGGTTTGATTTAGATGATGTTGTTGCTTGGTCTCAACCAAGTTTCAATCAGAATATTCTTGGTGTGCTTGAAATGCAAAGATGTTATCTGAACACACAGAGTCAGAAAAATCTTGTATTGAATCAAGCTTCTGAGGTTTTCAACAAATCAACATTGTCTAAACTAGATGATATTCTGACACCACATCATCTTGGTATCAAGAAATCAGATCTGGTTGAACCGAATAAAAATACCGATAAATTAATCGTTTTTAATCACCGACCTGATACATA